GCAGAACAAAGTTAGATACCTGATGGCGTGCTTTTCTACGAGCTTCAACAAGCAGATGTCCTCTGTAGCAGAACAAAGTTAGATACCTGATGGCGTGCTTTTCTACGAGCTTCAACAAGCAGATGTCCTCTGTAGCTGATGCGTTTATTGCGCAGCAAGCCATACATACTGCGTGATACAGCATAATAATCAATCTTCTGCATAACTTTTCCCTTCCTCTTTTTCCCAAATTTCCATAACTGCACCGGCAAAGCGCTGACAGGTTTTATTTTCCTCTTCATTCAGCTGGCGCTTCTTAACCTGAATGCTGCGTTGGTATAATTGTTTGGCCAACACATCAAGGCGGGTATCCTTAGCGTTGAGCTTGCCGTAATCATGCGCCGCAACGAGCGCTATGGCCTGCAGCAAGACTTCCATTGTCTCAGCTGTTGCTGCTTTTGTAGCTTGGATTTCGCGTGCAGCGGATACAGCTATTGCCTGAGCAGGCGCGATACCCTGTTTGGCGCACTTAAAAGCAGCACGGCGTTTATTTCTACGAGCTATACTACTCATCATTGCGGCCTCCCATTGGGCGGATTTCCTCGCCGATGAGCTTATACAGCTTCTTCAGCTCCTCTTTGGTCAGCGTAATGCCCTTGCCGGGCTTGCCGTTGGGGTTCCAGGTGCGAAGGTCATATTTTGTGTATTTACCATCCCAGACACCCACGTTCAACTCCTTGGTGTAGCCTGAAGGGTTTTCACTGAGAGCGCCGATTCTTCTTTCCAATTTAAACTCAATCTCCATTGATTTCACTCCTTGTGTTTGTTATAATATGTGTGATTTCACTTTTTACTTTTGTTTTCACTTGTGTGTGAACAATTTAATTCTTTTTCTCATATTTTTCACTTCTTAGAGCATTGATACGCCAATATCAATGCTCTTTTTCTTTTGTCCATGCCAGCAGTGCTCATTATTTGCGCACCTCGATGGGAATCAATACGATGTCCCCCGGCTGCAACTTGCCTTTGATGTTGCTGATCTGGCGTGTATAAAAGATAACCTCGTGAATGTCTCTGCGGTCGCCTTCGCTATCCATGACATCGCCAACAATGTTCCAAAGGGTATCGCCTTCGCCGGCAACAGTTTTTACTACGTATTTTTCTACAGGACGGCTATAATCCCACGCAGCCCAAATGCAGCAGGCTGCCAGCAAAGCAAATAACACTTTTTTCATCATCGTTTCCCTCCTTTACACAACGCCTTTACGTATTTGCTCCAGACGAGCAAGGTAGCTATTGCCGGCATTAGCAGTGCGAATATTGACCTTAGCCGGCTTTATCATCGGAGTATATCCAGCCATGTGCTCATCGCAAAGCTGCTCCAGCAGCTCATCAGCACGCTTCACGTTGATACGCCAGCCGCCGATTTTTACGGCCGGCAGCTTGCCCTTCCGGCACATATCGTAGATGGTGCCTACACTGGCTGATACGTGCTTAGCGTAGTCTTTGATTGACATGTACAGTACCTCAGCCATGTGAATCACTCCCTTCTTTTACTTTCCTTCTCCACATCCGTGCTATAATGAAAGCACAGGAAGGAGGTGTTTGTTATGTCAAGTTTGCCAATTCCACCAGATGTATATTTTTCTGATTTTGCTTTTGATTTAAAGTGTTATTCTGTAATCAGAAATAGTATTACAGTCGGTCAATACTCCGGTTTGGATAATACCGAAAATCGTAAATCGTATGTGCATTTTCAACTTCCCTGCGATATTAAAGCTGGAGATTTGTTGGAATGTAATGGCGATTGCTTCTTAGTTACCAAGGTTGAGTTTGATACTTTTGATGGTCAAAAAGCTCTCCTAAAGGCTTTTATCATTCAAAAAATCTAAATAAAATCTTCTTGAGAACAAGGCAATCCATTTTAGTACAGCTCTAGTTTTTTGAAGCCCTAAGATTTGTACTTTTATATGCATTGCTAAAATATTGTTTTGATAATGTTTTTCTACTATGCCTCTGCAATCTTGGTTATCAGCCAAATTGTTAGAGGCTTTTTCTTCTTCCATGCCCTAGCCTCCCTTCTTCCTCACTTTCTCCACTTCCGTGCTATAATGAAAACACTGGAAGGAGGTGCTTGTTATGCAAAGAAACGAATATATTTATATTCTTAACGGCATCCTTGACGGCTTAAAGAAGAATAATACGAGTAATGTTAATCCGCCTCTTTCGGATAAACAAATTGACGCTATTTCAACAGCCGTTATGAATGCCATCGCAAGATACGACTCCCTAAAACGCCCTAAATAATATCCACCTTAACATCGGTATATTCAAAAGGCATTTTCAGATCTTCTAAAGCTGCTTCCAATTCTGCCTGTGCCTTTTGGACACGCTCAAGCTTACGACCAAGCTCACTTCTTTTGTATTGAGCCTTCACCTCAATACAAATTGGTGAGCTTTTGCTTTTTATATCTTCCATTCTTCTCACCTCCCTTCTTTTCCACCGCCTTGCCTCAGTGCTATAATAAAAGCACAGGAAGGAGGTGAACAGTATGGCATATTTTGATGATGATAACGAGCACGCTTTGCGTCATCCGAAAATTGATCTGCGTAATAATATCGGTGTTTTAGCTATTGAAATTTTAAAAGCAAAAGAAAATCTCGCTGTTCTGTCTTATGACGAAATTATGAGAAAGACTCTTGATATTATCGAAGAACTTCACGAAATCTATGACAAAAGACTTTAGTGTAAATTGATTTTTTCAAGTACCTGGATGCTGGAACCATTCAGGTACTTTTCTTCTTTGAGCTTAAATTCGTTAATTAATTGCCATAAAACCCGTTTTGCTTCGCCATACGTCAAATTATTTTTCACAAATAAATCACAAATAGCTTTCTTTAAAGCGTCAATTTTTTCTTCATGCTCTTGCATTGATGTACTTGTCACCTCGCTTTGAAAATTTACATCTTATCTAGCAGGCAGTCCCAAAATTTGCCGTAGTACAGTACAGTGGCTTCGATGATAATGGTCACGATAGCTGACCAAACATTGTATTTTATCGGTTTAGCATCACTCAGTGGCTTATTATGATTGATAGCGTTTATGAAAATTTTTGCAAACCAATAGGCAATTACTAAAATTTGAGAAATAATCATTCTTTTCACCTCCCTTCCTTAGCCCCTGCACCAGCGCCGCGTCCAGTGCTAATCTGCAAATAAATCTTTAACGCTTATATCCAAAACATCGGCTAAACGCTTTAAAGTGCTTAACTTTACATCGCCGCCATTTTCGATAGCAGGAATTGTTCGATATTGCAAACCTGCTTTTTTAGCAAGCTGGTATCTAGATACACCTTTAGCTTCTCTGATTTCTTTCAGCCTTAACATTTAACGCACCTCCGCAACATATTCGTATTTGACCATTTGACATTACACAAGATGTTGTATTATAATACTAGTGTAGTAGATGAACTGTTTTTCACTCTCAAATTCTCTACTAGATTCTGGACAGGAAGGAGGTGCAACTGTGAACGCAAGAATTACTTTCAAAAGCGAGAAATATGCTGATGTGCAGAATTTGAAAGAAGTCTACGCTGGCCGCAAATGTGTTTCTGAGCCATACGATAGCCTTCTAAATCCCGATACCGCCTTGACTTTTGTCGGTGATACCACCGTCTGCTGCAACAGTAACGACATTCTGCTTGTTACTATCGGCTAAGCAGTCTACCTCTAGGAGCAGGTTTATGCGTTCGCATGAGCTTGCTCCTATTTTTTCTACAGCTGTAACAATGCTTTTTATTTCTTCCATGCTTGCAGTAGTCATTTTTGCTTTTATCGTTATCACGTCCCTCACCCTCCCTTCCTCAGCTCCTGCACCAGAGCCAGCAGCTCATCCAGATACTCCAGCTTGTCCCAGCCTTCAAGTTCGCAGACCATGAGGTCCATGCGGATGTCCGCCAGCAGGCGCAGCTTCATTTTTTCTCTCGCCAAGCGATTAAACGCGCGGCGTGTTGCCGGTGTGTCCGGCGTAAACTGTATGCTCATTATTGCCTTCGCGCTTCCTCCCACCAGCTGGCGCGCTGAGCCTTTACCGCCTCAAAAGTCTTTCTGTAAAGGTTAGCTCTTTTCTGCCAAAACTCAGCGGCAGAAGCACAGCGCAGCTTTTCGCACCCCAGCGCTTCCTCTTCGGCTTCCTGCGCTTTGGATAACAAAGCCATAGCGCAGGCCGAAACTTCATCAAGGGTAAGTGTAAGTTTCATTTCATTACCTCCACGTAGCATTTATGCAACGCTATCTGCAAAAAAAATTTCCGTAGGATTGCTAATGTCAGCGATTTTTGCAATCATATTAGCTTCTTCAACTGTAATAGGTGTCTTACCATTAAGCTTTGCATTCATACTTTTCACAGATAAATGCAAGGCTTTAGCCAATTTTACCTGAGTAATTCTTTTCTCAGCTAAAACGCCTCTCAATTTATTCAAGTCCAATTTGCTCACCTCCTAAAGATTGCTTTGTTGCATTTCTGCTACGATTATAATACACCGTTCCGAAACATAAGTCAAGCATAAATGCAACGATTTTTACTTTTTTCTTGTACTTATGTTGCATTTATGGTATTATTCTACTAAAGGAGTTGACTATAATGAGCGAAAAAGAATTAACTGATTTAATCGAACGCATAAAAGAACGACGTCTAAAGTTGGAAATGTCTTATCAAGATTTATCCGATGCTACCCAAATAAGTAAATCAACCTTGCAACGCTATGAAACCGGTTACATTAAAAAGGTTCCTATTAATCAAATTGAAATCTTAGCCAAAGCCCTGCACACCACGCCTAGCTACTTAATGGGTTGGGATGCTCCCCCTTCCCCCTCTCTCTCCCTCACCCAGCAGGAAGAAACACACATAAAAAAATACCGCCAGCTGGATGCTGA